GTTCCGATCGGATGCTTCCCCTTCGTCGCATCAATCAGATGTTTGACTATTGCCATAGAATCTCCAGGCGTAAAAAAGCCCGCGCGCGGCGGGCGTAAAAAAACCACCTCGAGGGTGGTCCAGACTTAGTTAGATGTGAAGCAGGTATTACCAGACGATGGCCTGTGCAGCGGCGACGGTCTTTGCTGCAGCGACCTTGGCCTTGAGCGTGGTCAGCTTCTGAAACGCGACCCATCCCTGTGCCAACATCGCGGCATACAGACCATTGAGATCAGCAAGTGCGAACGGCACCAGTACATTGTCCGCCGATTTCCAGTAGAAGCCTGACGGCACGGCTTGTTGCGTGTTGTAGCCGGTTACTGCCACCAGCAGCACATCCTGGCTATTGCTATCAGCCTGAAATGTTGCGGCAACGCCAGCAGCAGTCGTAAAGCTGACCGATGCCTGAACAGCGGCTGAATACGCTGTCGTAAGTGTTGTTACTTGTGCTGCCTGCGCACCGGCAAGAGTGCTCTTTGGATCAACAAACGCAAGATACCGCTCATCCGTGCTATCAAGCTGACCTTGATTGGGGAATATCGCAGTATCTTGCGCACACGCAAATACAGCAACAACATCCGTCTCGGTCGCATCGGCGAACTGAACATAAATACTCATGCGTCCTCCTTATATTGTGTAGCCAGTGATGTTGATGATGTTTGTTGGCGAACCGGCCCCTGCAGACGAAAGAACGTATGCTGTTTGTGCTGTATTGATAGCCAAACTTGAGAACGGAATTCCTGTCGTTACTGTTGATCCTGTGCTGTAAGTCCTTGCGCCTGTTCCGTTTATATCTGCTGCAATCGCAAGAGTAAATGTCGGTGTCGTCCCACCTGATATAGATAGATTTCCAGACGCGGCCCTTGCATTTTTTGGCACCGGCAATGTGATCGCCGTATAGCTGCTATAGACAGTTGTTGAGCTAAGCGCTGTAATCGATGGGCAATCAAACTGCCGATCCGTCTGCGTACCGATGATCAACTGGCTACTGCTATTGGTTGGCCACACAGCGAGCAGTGCAGATGCTGTGTAGCCGCTTGGCATGTTGCTGCCACTGTAGACATTGCCCGCCACAGCTGAGGTTGCATTCATACCCAGCAACGCGCCAGTGTTAGTCGTTGGATTGTAGATCGCATAGATCGCCACATATCCAGATGCAGGAAGCGAACCGGTGTCCATGCCGCCGGCACCGGTCGCGCTACCGCTGAATGTCTTGCTAAAGTTCGCGAGCTGATACGCAGCCCCACCCAGCGCCGTCTCCGCAACGATCTCGTCCGCAGTAAATGAAACACTGGTGCCGACAGCTGATAACGATGCCTTCAGATTCCGTGCACTACCGACGACCGATGTTTTTTGCGCCACCGGGTCCAGCACAATGCAATACGTCCCGTTGTACTCGACATCGCTCAACAGCCCTGCTGTGATAACAGCAGGAACAAGCGTTCCGGTGCTGTCATACTGCATTAGCGATTTTGCTCCCAGGTTGCTGATATTGAGCGTATTACCACCTGTGGTGCCAGCTGCGCCGAAACTGACACGGAATCGCTGATTGGCTGCGTATGCGGTGATCGCCGGAGATGGATTCAGAGTGAATGCGGGCGCTGTGCCTGCGGTCGTAAACGCGGTACCGGCCTGCGTCTGAATCTGCCCCATCGGCACAGCGTGCTGGCTAGCGGTGGCGTTTGTAATTTGTTGCGCACCGCCGGTGCACTCAATCAGAATCCATGCGCCATTACCAGAATTAACACTCGATGCAACCAAGTACATTAAAGTGGCGATCCCTTTTGCAGGAAGCTCACCTCCCTGAAGCGCAACCAAGGCCATTCCGTAAATTGGCTTCGAAGCCAATCCATCTGGTGCATATGTCGATGCCCCTGTATTCAAGGCGGCAATGCTGACACGTTGCACTAAACCGCTCACCAAGTCGCCAGTTACAAGAACGGGTGAGTTGCCTGCCGTATAAGCATTTACAGCCCCAGTATCTGCCAAGACAACCGACTTTTGCGATAGCCGACGAACCGCTTGATATACTTGATTGAATGTGCTTTTACTCAACGTCAGGCCGGCCCCAGTGACGACGTTGATAAGCTCAAGCATCAGTGTGTTCAGATATTCCGCCGGCACGATGGTCGGGCTCACCCCTGTTCCGGCATTACCGTCCGTAAAAAAGCCCGGCGTACCGGGCGTAGTTGAGGTTGGTTGCGTTGCTGCCGCCGTCGGGTTATCGATTTGATACATTCACATCCTCATTGATAAATGAACTGCAAAATGGTGTGCGCTGGTTTGACTTGCCTCAGTTCGCATTCAAGAACGGTGTTTTGCCAAACTCCCAGCGCTTCGCCAGCGGCAGAGCGGCCGGCGTAGAAATAAATCACTGTGTTCAGGGGTGCTACGATTGCCCAGGTATATGCCCACTCTTCGCCACCCAGCGCATCCCCGCAATAGCTCTGTCCGCAGCGAAACGGAGCAAACTCTTTTGTTGTTACTGCATAACCGAGCGATGCGGCAAAGTTGATGAAATACGGAATCGACTGACCGCCGCTATTCGAAAACCGAGCAACGACTTGCGCGCGGCGCTGCTGGATCGTCGGAGAAATGCCGGCGCATGGATCTGGCAATCCAAGCGTTTCTTCCCACTCCGGCAGTAATTCCAAGGTTGTTGCTGGATTCGCTTCAATCAATAAGTTAGCTGCGCGCGCTGCCTGCCGGGCATAGACCGCGCTTAATCCATGAAACGTCCCAGTCATCACCGCATCGGCGTCACGGGGCCACGCCAGCCCGGTCGGTAACAGCGCTTGGTGCGCGTTGAGAAAATCCTGCGTTGAGTAAGCTGGTATCCGCATTGATGCCTCAGAGATAAGTCACGGTACCGAGCACGGCTAGGTAGCCAGTTGGACTGGTCACGTTTCCACTGATCACCGTTGTCGTCGTTCCAATAACGCCATCCAGCTCAGCAATCACCCCGCCGGCCGCCGCAGCAACACCGGTGATGGCACCCTCGATGTCCGAACGATTCACCGTAGCGTTCAAAGGCGATCCATTCCGGTAAAACACATCCGACAACGCGGCAGCAATAGCCGTGCGTGTTGCGGTACTTGACGCCGACAGGCCACTAATTTGGAAATTGAGCGTGTGCGGCAGCGGCGCGCAGGAATACACCAACGCCGTCGCCGGTCGTAGCGTGTAAAGTGCGTTGGAGACGATCAACTGATCCCCGGTCGCCTTGGTGGCACTGCGCTTCTCAGCGGTTGCCACACCATCGGTGCCCTGCGGGAATCCGCTGTGAGCAGACTCAACGTCATCCATCATGAAGTAGCACACGACGGTCCCAGCGCCAAATCCGACCGGATTGCACCAGGCTCGGGTGACACCTGATATAGCAGTCATCCAGCCTGGGTAATCATCAGCTGCACCGCCCTGCGGGGACGACTGGTAGGCAGCCATAACACGGCCATAGTATGCGTCGCTGTCCTCAATATCTGCTCCGCCGATAAAGGCAGTGGCGGCAACGCCGGTTGATTGAATCCCATCAACCGACACTGCAAGTGTGAGTTTGGACCCGGCATCACAATTACCGGCGGTACCCGCTACGACGGCATCGGCAGCGACCGTGACAGTACCGCCGCTGCCAACCACTCCTGATGCTGTGGTGATGTAGGCAGTTCCGTCTGCGCGCGTCAACGAAATACCGCTGTCCAGCGAGTATCCAATCACGCCTGTAAAGGTGACAGTTCCGCTCGCGGTAGTGGCATCTTTCTGATAAACATTCTTCAGCGCCCCCCAGCCGACAAGGTATTCATCTGTAGATGTCCATGGGACTGCCTGTTTTGCGATGTAGTCGATATAACCGTAATGCTGATGTGCCAGGCCAGCCTGCACCGTTCCGGTGATCCGCAGCGGAGAAAAGCGAAGCAACGCGTCAGTACCTGGTTGCGCTGCTTCAATATCGTTTGCAACTTGTGTACGCAGTTCGGTGAGCGTGGGACGTGAATACGGCATTAGACACCCCCAGCCAAAGACCAATCTGTAGACACAGACACGGGCGCGGCACCGCCCGGCAAGTGCGCAACAATGACGGCACCAAGGAAACTCTGACGCACCCACTTGACCGCGATTTCAAACTTGGTGACAACCTTATCGTCAATCATCCACTGCAGCGCTTCGGCAAGATAATCAAAGGCGCGTTGTAGTGTCTCCTGCGTCTGCTTGGCGCGGCGCAGCAACCACATGCGCGATCCGATCGGCCTATCCTCTCCGGCATCCCCCCACCACCCGCGCGGATTCCCCGTGCCGCCAGGAATTTCGTCGTCTGTCGCGGCCAAGCGGTCGGAGAACACGCTGATCAAGATTTGACTGATGATCGGATTTCCGGTGGCCAGGCCGCCTTCTACCAGAACCCAGTCGGCCCGTGTTCCGGCCACATCCCATGAAACTAAAATGTCTGCCATATCGTTGGACGTAAAAAAAGCCCGCCGAAGCGAGCTTTGTAGTTGGTAATTGTGATTTGTCAGACCTGAGGATTCGGCTGACCCGATGTAACGGTATCGAATCCTGTTTGCACACTAGCAACAGGGTGTTTATGGCTGTTGTGGCTTTGCCGCATACTCGCCATCGACTTACCGGCACCGCCGGCATTGTCCGTAATGTCGCCGCCCGCCGTGATGTTGCCGCTGACGTCAAGGTCAGCCGTGTTCATCTTTACTTTCGTGCTGGCATTGATCGTTACCACTGGCGCATTGTTGACGGTGATTGGCAATCCAGCCCCCTCGATGACCAGGCCGCCGGCGCTCAAGTAAATCTTGATGCCGACCTGATTGAATACGGCTGTTTCACCTTCAGCCAGGCCGGTCGGGCGACTCGCAGCATGGTTACTGGCCAGCACAGCCGAATTACTCCGGTCACCACCAATAAAGAGCGCCAACGTATCTGATCCCCGAGGCAGATGCGATGTGAATCCGAACTGCATCAGGCGAGGTATCGCATCAACTGTTTCGAGATCATTTATCTTAATTTGTACCACTTGGACGGCACCGCTGTCATCCGTGGTGTTGACACGCCCACGCAAGAAGGTAGAAAGCAGGCGGCGGCCCATACGGCTGATTTCAGCCCTCATTGGACATCCCAGTAAGGGGCATTGCCATTGACAAACAACTTACTCGTATCAATCAAATTTGATTGTTCCAAGGCCATCGGCTGCACTGCAAACGACTTCGGATTCATGATAGTCAACTCCGCTGTCGTGCCGCGCTCCGAATCCTTATTGAAAACAACATCCCCAATCAACCAGGTTACAGGCTTCTTCATCTTTAGCGAGGGTAGAAAAACATCAATCAAGTTATTCGGTTTCCACAGCCGCCCAGCTTCATCGAACCAGGTGTCAGTCACAACCTTGATAACCTCCGACTTACCGTTGCGGTGATTGCGCTCCCAGATCGCACGCTCAATGCATAACTCCTGAAATCCCTGCGTTGCCTCAGCGACGATGTAACGCTTTCGATTGCGCTTCACACCGGTATCGATACTGCCACCGATCAAATTGCCCCCATCGCCGCCGTCCAGCGAGTTTGCAATGGACTGTATGAACGCTGCGTACTGAGAAAATCGAAGGTCGGCACCGTATTCGATGGTCGCGGCCTGGACGTTCACGCCTTCGCGGAGCCCGCTGGCCATGGCATCGGTGCCGGTGCGCGACAGAATAAGGTCGCCGTCGAAATCCTCATAAAGCAACAGTGAGCTATACCGACAAACACGCTCGATGACCTCGTAAGCGCTTTCACCGATCATCAGATTTAATTGCTTTACGATGCGCAACGTCGCCTCGTCCTCATTGCATAGAACGTTGATCGGATGCAAAGGCTTTCCATCCGGAGATTTACCATATGCTGCCGCCAAATTCTTGGCTAACGTATAGGCATTCACATCGCTAAATTGGCCGCCTGGCCATTCAGCCGAACAATCCATCATGTCCTGGCATTTCCCTCGGCCGCTCATCTGGATTGAGTGGGCACCGGCAGACATGCTGGTGTGATATCGATCGACATAACCGCGAACCAGTGTGTATTTGCCAGACCACAATTCACAATAGGCCCCTGGTTCAACTCGCAACGCGGCAAGCTCATTGGGATACACTTCTGACAGACTCAGGGTGAATTGCGTTGGAAACACTTCTATGCCAGCCCGAACATTGATAGACGTCCAACCTGAAATTTCCTTGTTGTCCACCATTAATTTGACTTCATCATCCATGTAAAAACCTATGAAGAAAATATTTTACATACTTGCGATTCTTCCCTCGATGGCATCCGCCGAGGAAATCTATTTGCCAACTTCGCCAGCAACTTATGCCTGCACTTCAAAAGAACTGGCAAGTCGCGTGTGGCTAGATGAATCTAGTTGGCCTGGTTCATCCGCAAAATTTGTGCAGTCGGGGCAGTGCATTGAAATCCCCGATAAAACTCGGTTAAGAATTATTGAGCGAAGTAACGACGAGCATCTTAAAGATTCAAGAGTGGAGCTAGTCGACAGTGCCGCCCCCATATCACCGCTATATATCGGCGGCTCCCTAAGGGCAGAAAAGGTGTATCAAAACGGAATTCCAATAGTTGACAATAATATCT